GCGAGAACTCTTTGTTAGAGTTTGAATACCTTGCTTCCATCTGTAAACCATACCCTCAGGATCATGTAGAACGGCACTGAAAGTATCGAAGGCAATTTCTTTAGATGGAATCTGGTACAAAGCTTCATTAGCTGTTGTGCCCTTCTTATCACCAGACCTAAATGTAAGAAGACCACTTTGTAACAGCTTCTTGTTTTCTGGTAAAAGTGGCGGGAAGTCTCCCTCACTAATATCAGTAACCGGAGTGCCTGTTGATGCATCGAAACTTACATCAAATGGTGTTAGAGGATCGTAGATGCTTGAGTTAAATGTATCAGCAGCAGGTTTGAAGTTAATCATGGACTTATTGAAGTATCCCGTATTATCTTCACACTGAACACTGATTGTCCACTTTCCATCACTCCAAGAACCAGATACACCACCAGAACCTTTACCAACCAATCCCGAAAAAATACAAGGACCAGTAGGTTGTGCGGTAAAGTCCTGCTTGAATTGGTTCCACAACCAATTAGGTACGTCGGGACCAGCAATTGCTAAACGTTCAACATCGTTGAAACTGAGATTCTTCGAAAACTCCCCAGTAGGATCTCTTAAAGAATCCATTGTGGTATTGATATTCTGAATGATAGTATCAAACTTCTGAGAGAGATTAAAGCCCTGGTTGTTTGGTTGTCTAGCATATCCACCAGGCTGACGAGCGTCTTCACCAGTATTAGAATTCATCCAAATGGTAATAGTGTCCATTGGTTGGATTACGTATTTGCCATTGAAGAACAAACGCATTCTGTTGCGAGCATAGTTAATCTCTTTATTACGCATGATTAGTTCACGTCTTGATGTTTGACGCTGATCTAATAGTGTATAGATGTTTGAGATGATCTCCGTGAATTTCTGACGCTCGCTTGAGGTAAGCTGATTATGGGTACCCATTCCAAGATCATCTTCTCCGCTGATGAATCTCGGATCAATTTGAACAGTACCACTGGAGAAGAATCCACCAACTGATGTTGCTGCTTCCCAAACATTCGAGACATCACCAAAACTCTCAATAGCGTCCTGAGCACCTGTCTGATATGTGAATTGTATTTCACGACCTTCATCATCCAAAATAGCCCTAACTCTCTTGGAGAAAACAGAATTTGCAGATGTCTTAAATGTGATATTGCTCGCCTGGCGAGCGCGGCGCATGATAGCCAACTCACTTTTAAGTTCTTCAATCCTATTTGTTAACTCGATATCTGTGAATTTGAAGAATGTACCTGTACGCATCGGATTCGTAACATCGGTCAGAGCCTGATCGATATCCTTTTCCGTAATCGTTAATAGGTTGTAAGGATCTTCAAGCGTTAAAGATGCTGAACCGCCACCCCATTCAGTACTGACAGAGGTTTTAATCGAAGCAACATTGGTTAACTCGAATGTACCAGGACCCTCTCCAACTTGATCGGAGAACACAGCATCCCAAGAGTTCGTTGTCCAGTTTGAATATTGTCCTGGTTCAGAGTATGAAATGACTTTTCTAAGTTTGTCTATTGCTGATTTTGTAGACGCACCAAGATCGAACAAGTTGAAAATATCACCAGAATCTAGAAGGTTCAAAAACTGAGGACCAAGATATGTATTAAACCTACCTGACTCAAATGTAAGCTGCTCAATCTTTGTAAGACGTTCATAAGCAGCTAATAGCTTTGTCTTATTTTGGAAGAGTCTTTTTGTTGCAGCTACAAGTATTCTTTCTTTCTCTTCAAGTAGATCAAGTCTAACATTGTCTTGAAGAGATGAAAACATTCTCTTCTTAATAACTACATAGAATGAAGGCTGTTGAAAAAGTATAGTTCTTTTCCTTGGGCGTATATCACGGATAAATCCATCTTCCATGTAGTATCGCTCAGCGGATTGATCAAATTTCTTAGCAAATTCACCAAGTTTTTCATACCCTGAACGACCGTCAAGAGAGTTAGTTGTGTTTTCACCAATGCCAAGTTGCTCATTGATGATGCCGCCAAGATTAGATAGAAAACTCATAATGGCACCTATATCCACCGATCAGAGTGGACGACCGCTTTGTAGTAAAGCATCAATTCCACGACTCTGATTCTTGAGTGATAGTAGATTTCCCTCATTAACATTTGGCTGCGGAATTGGATTAGCAAGTGTTGAATATGAGTAAGAAGGACCAAATGATGGGTCAGAATTGGACGGACCTTCAGTACTGGATCTGTGCCATGGCATAAAGTTCAAACGCAAACCACGTTTTTGAGTTACGACAAACTCCATAGAGTAATCAAATAAACCCAAAGCATTAGCAGATTCAGTTACTGACATTGATGTGAAGTATCCTCTAAATACCCACCCTGACCAATAAATCTCTGTCTGGAAGGCAATGCTCGCAAGTGTTGGTTTTGGTGTGTTAGGATCAATTGAGCCAGATTGAATAACATTGGTAACCTGATCGAACAATGCATCAATACCAACACCGATTGCTTTACCAACACCAGTGAGGAGGTTTCCAGAACCAAGAATAGAATCAAGCATATTACCAGAAGATTGTTTATCTTTGGCGGCTTCCACTGCAAGTGCTAATGCATCCATAGCCACTTGTTCATTTCTGTATACATCGTACAAGACGTTAATACCCTCTACACCGGCAGAGCCTGTCGTTCCAGATATTGAAAGAGTACCAAGCTCTTCTCCCCAATATTGAACAATGTATCCACCACGAGTTCTTGTTGGGGAAGGGATGTGTTTTTTATCACCATATTTGATGCTTTGTGGATTAACATACATCTCCACAATTCCAAGTTCTGGGAGGAAGAAGCGCACCATATTGCGGACAACGTTAGCCGTTCGTAGTGGGGCAATTTTTGATTGGCGTAATTGGTTACCAGAAGGAGATGGTAAACCTGCAGAACTACTAAAACCTTGCGCTTCGCTAGACAAACTACCACGCACAACGTTAGCAGCCGCACTAGCTGCGCTTGAAATACCATTATCGATTGCGTCAAGTATGTCCGACATTTACCCTCCTTTAGGTTCCACCATTTGCTCTTACGTTTTGTGCAGCGTTAGAGTCTTGGATTTCCCTACGCACAATCGTTGTAACAGCCCTATCAAATGGCTCTCCAAGATCAACTTTTACTTGTATTGGTGAATGCTCAACAGTTACAGGTACTGGTGGGAAATTTCCTGTTTCAGCAAACACATCCAATGGTGATCTTCCCCGTCCCCCAGCCGGCGCTCCCATAATTGCACCCGGTCCTGCAGGTGCTCTTGCGGGTGCTCCTGGCAATGTAATACCAGCACCAACAGGTGTTGTTTCTAAAATCTCTTGCGAAGCAACGTTCATCATTGAACGAAGGAAACCACCAGCTGGTGAACCCTCAACATCTGCAATGACATCGTGAATTCTATCAGCCTCCGTCATTGGGGCAATCATTCGACGGAAACCTTCTGTTGTTGCAAGAGATTGAACTCCAAAAGAACCAGATGTTCCAACTGCTGAACCCATACGATCACCAAGTCCAAATGTTCCGCTTAGTGTAGTATTTATCTGGCCGAGTTCATTTGACTGCATTAACCTTGTGCGTTCCAAAACCTGTTCAACTCGAACCACCGCAGATGTTGTTCTTTGTTGTTCCGCCGCACCACGTTCAGTAGCATGTTGCAAAGCATCAGGACCAGACGATGGCATTCCAGCTGCGCCAGGTTGGAGCATATCCGTTACACCATTCTTCATAGCTTCAAGGATACGATACGCTTCACGATCATCTTTAGCTACACCAGCAACTTGTGTTAGATATTGGACTTGTTTATAGAATTCTCCAGCAAGAGCTGGATTATCTGCAGCATCTTTAAGGGTTAAGACTTGTCCACCGAATTGCTGCTGCATAGCAACCATGGTCTTTTGCATGACCTCATCCATACGACCTTCTTGCAAAGCAAGTTCAATCTGGAAGGATCCTGCTAATCCACCCGGTCCACCACTAGCTGCAGAAATGAATGCCTGTCTTCCACGATCCATTCCCTCAATACCAGAGGCCATACGAGATATCACTTGTTGCATTGCAGCTGGTGAAATCTCAGAATCTTTGAATGCTGTATCAAATGCCTTTACAACAGTCGTTGCTGCGTTGGTGTTATCACCAAGCATCTTAAAGCTAGAAGCGATATCCATAACACTCTTCGAGAAGCCCTCAAAGCGAAGCTTGGAATCACCGGCAGCTTCATACATACGTGAGATAACTTGTAGTGACTCTGTACCATGCAGACCCATCTGATCATACATTGTAGTAAGAGTCTTGGCAACATCAGTTTGGGATTGTCCAAATGCTGCTGCAATTTGAGATGTAACAGTTAGTTGAGAGCTGAATTGGCCAGCAACATTAATACCATCAGATAGTGCTCCGGGAATTGTGCCAAGCTTTTCAGCTAGATTCATCATAGCGCGAACGGATTGGCCAGTGGCAATGGCTGATTCATATGCCGAATCAGACATCTGAGTCATTGCCATATCTATTGTTTGGAAACTATTAGTTCCTTCATCAATCACAGAGTTTAATTGACCCTGTGAGGCTGCAAGGGAAATCAATCCTCTTTGTACTTGGTAAGCCCGATCAGCTCCTGAAATTAACCTACCAAAAGCATCAGCATTAGCTTGACCCATTACGCCAGCAAGAATGGGTGATAGTGACTTGAAAGATTCGGAAATGGAAGCGCCAGCAACTCGTCCGGCCTTTCCAAAATCACCCATACCAGTAATTCCTTCTGGTATGAGGTTGAGTAAAGGTTCAAAAACAAGAGCAGTTTGTGCAGCTACAAAGCCAATTCCATTTCCAGCTTCTTCTTGACGAGTAACATAATCATTAATTGCACTTGTTAGATGATTCCAGAGATCAGCACCAGCACTAGCGGCATCCTGTGCAGCTGACCCAAACTGATTTAGTGTTGTTACAAGACCAGCTGCACCTTGTTGTGCAGCTTGAAGGGCACCAGCAATCTGAGGGCCAACACGAGCGGCAATGTCGTTCATGTCGGCCATCGTTTGATTGCCGGCCTTCATCGCATCTACAAACGCTTGCAGGGATGCATCTTTCGTTGTCTGCAGAAATCGTTCTAGTGCTTCGAGTGAAATCGTTTCAGCCATTAGCTAACCACCTTGCGCTTTTTGCGTTTCTTGCCAGTCTTCTTTTCCCTTTCTTGTTCCATGATCTTTTCACGAACCATCTTATTTGTTTCATCCAAATCTGTAGACTTGAAGTCAGGTTGTTCGTCTCGGACCATTTTGTTAGCAGCTTCGGGATTAAAGAATGAACCTATCAGGATAGCGTGCTGTTTAAGCTTCTCTATTTCTAACTCTTTTTCATGAAGCCAACTTTCATACAGCCATACTTTTAAATACGGGTTTATGCGCTCGTAGAAAGGATCATCCGGTAGAATACCGAATTCATGCATCATGTATCTTATGAATTGATGCTCAGGTGTCCTGACCACTTTTCCGTATGGTATCCACCACCTCCTTCACCTCTTCGGTGGTCTTGGGAGCGTAACCATCTCGTGTTTCCGCCGAGAGTCTCTCAAAGTGCAAGAACAAGTAATCAGTTAATTCACCATCCATTTCAGTAATAAGATCCTTACGAGCAGCAACTTGTTCCTCATAAGGATTATTTACTGTACCCAAAACGATTTCCACAGGCTGCCCATCAACTAGATACAATGAATGACTCAATGCCTCCGTCTTGATATTATACATACCTTCTGGGGTAAACCCTAGCTTACCATCACCTAATTGAACACGAGTCTGCTTAGCTACAACCTGTGCTAAGCTGTTTTGTTCAAATGCTTTTAAACTTCTAAGAGTAAAAGTGATATTCTCAACAGTGACATCTTTGGTTTTTCTACCAAGACCTGTAATGAGTTCTACTCGGCGCTGTGCTTCAAGAAACGCCCTGTGCTCAATCTGTTCCTGTTGTTCCATGGCTTGACGGCGCAAGCCCTGCGCAACAGATGGATTGATAAGACGATCCTGAGGAATTTGATCAGGAGCCAGAGTCCTTTGGCTGCCCTTTGACTCATCCTCTACAACAAAATTCCGCCCAGTAGCATTAAAACCACTATTACCGATTGTACTTCGTATTCCGACCATGTGCCTCCAGTAAACAGATCAAACCCTCTTTTCCAAGAGGGTTTGATGCTAGCACATGTACAATATATCAACCTACAACTGAGTCTACAACTTTGATTAGACCAGCTGCATCCAAAGCACCTCGGCGCTTACCCATATCGGCAGCCCTTTCGAAGGCATCGTTGTCAATGATAGGAATCTGACGAGCCTCTGGACCCGGAACGGCAGGCTGACCCTGACCAAGGTAGGAGTAAATGTGTTCAGCTTCCCAATCCATATCCTCGGAGATTACAAAGTTGTCAGCGGTATAGCCAACCTTGATGCTCTTAATCCAGACATTCTTAATCACTGTGGTGATTACATTGTCCGAACCATTGAAACCGTCAGCATCATCTTCGTCAGCGGCAAAGATATCAAGGATGACGATATCAAAAGGGATACGCTGTGCTGCTACGTGAACGAATCCACGAGAGAATGCTGTAGCAACTCTCATGTTGTCGAAACGAACACGCTTGCAGGAACCAGAAATATCGGTTGACTTGCTTGGAACGGAGTCAATATGACCGTCCGTTCCAACCTCATCAATCATCTTGATACTGCGGGACTCGTTGATATTCAACGATTGGATTGCGCCGATGGGATTACCATCAACCTGAATAATGATATTGGTGCTAACGCCAGTACGAGTGACGTTACGACCTGCATCTGTAAGTTGTGAACCAGTGTGAGGATATACCATTTAGCACCTTTTGTTAGTCAAGCCTTCCAACGTTGATCAAGATGTAGATCCAGTTTACTGGGTACACAGGCTGTACATTAACAGTAATGTTCCACTGTCTTGGTTCTACAGAATCTCTGTTAACAGTTAATCCATCATATGCAGTGATCAACCGCTGCTGAATGAATGTCTGCATCAATGATTGAGCTACTGCATATAATGTAGCTCTGAATGTTGGGGTTTCAGCGCGTCCAATGTATGGAAGGAACGCTCTACGCATCGCCTTGGAAATTCTGTCTCGGATAAAGATGATTGAAATCTCTTCCTCTTCAGCTGCCAAGGATGTTGTAGTTGTCTTACCCCAAATAACCCTACCACCACCAGTTACTGGTGTGAGCAAAGTAACACCAGAGTTAACAATGTTCTCCTGAACAAGAGGTGGATACAGCTTGTCACGAAGGATGCTAAATCCAGTAAGTCTCTTGTTTGTGAGTGGCTCGGTAATCTGTGTTGAACCAGAGAAGTAACCAGCTGCAGCTGCTGCAATAAAGAAACCATCAACAACTTCTCTATCAGCGCCAGCCTGTACCACTACCTCATCTGGATAGAAGTACACAACTCTGTAGGAATCGCCGAATGCTTCCTGTACACTGTAGTTGGCAAGGTCTTCGGTATTTCCTGCAAGAATCTCGGAAACATCGTCACCCTGGATTCCTTCAAGGACGCCAATATTTTCAACAGCTGCATCCTCAGTTCCGATAACGTTGTTTGGTGTAAGTCCCTTAATCGCACCAACAAACAGCATACGCTCTTTCTTGTTTCTGATGTTGGACATTGTCTCTACGTGAACCTTACCATTCTGGAAGATTGCAGAGATTGTCTGAGAAGGAAGCGGGATAACCATATCAACTTCAATCTTCTCAGCAGCTTCATAAGCTTCTAACCATCCAGCATCAAAGAAATCAGCGTCCTTTGTGTCAACAACCGTACATCTCAAAGCTTCGCCGAGATTCAAAGCCAAGTCAGCTGTGAACAAAATTCTCGCACTAGAAGCAATTGAGTCTAGAACAAAGAACTCAACAGCAGTCTCACTTGAACCGAAAGTACCGCTAAGGAGCAGCGCACCCTGAGAGATACCCGTGATTGTAAAGGTGCCGTCATTTCCAGCTGTAGAGTTCTCAATCTTTAGAGAACGAGTTGCTGCTAGATCTTCAGTACCAAAATCAATGGTAGCACTGGTAAATGTTGCTGTTGTTGGAGATGTGACAGTTAGAACACCATCCTCACCACTCTTCTGTACAGATTCTTCAAGAACAACAGTATAAGAGTATTCATCAGTTCCGAATACAAAACTTGAAGGATTTGATGTGATTGTAGGATCGTAGAAATCAACCTTGTTAGGAATGATTTGAAGTTCTTCTTTTGTGGTTGGATTTGTTACAAAGAAGTTGACATTTGCATCAACATCAGGAATAACATTGAGTGGAAGCTCCCAGGTCAAATCTTCAAGATCAGCCTGACCATTTGCAGATGTCTCAAGAGAATAAGAAACACGTCTTGGAACCGAAGGCTTTGTTTGTAGTGCAAATACACCCGGAGTGCCATTAGAGAATGCCAACTGAGCACCAAGAGTCAATCTATTGGTAATGCTTGGTTGACCATGCTTTGCTGCAAGCTCATTCAAGTCAGTGAAGAATTCTGGGTCGTTAAGATCCAACTGAGAAATATAACGAGCGCTTAGAGAATCACCAGCAACAAGTGCTCCACCCTGAACTTGAATCACGAAGTTATCGCCCTCTTGGAATGCAACAGCACCTTCAGAGATTGAGAAACTAAGGATATTGTTATTTGTAATGGTTCCGTTAGATTGCCAAGTGATTTGATTTCCGTATCCATCCAGGAGAATGCCGGACTCAGAACCACGAGCAATGAACTTTGCATAACCAGGAACAGGATTACCATAACCATCTCTTCGAACGCTTGAGCAACGAATAGTCCAAGTCTCTGGAGGTGCGTTCGGATCAAGAAGGGTTAAGTTGGAAATTGTTCCGTTACCAACATTTGAACCAGCTGATTTGTAGTTCTGTCCACCCTGGTCAACGAAAGAAGCTCTCTGCAATTCTATTTGGCCAGTTACAGGATCAAGTCTAGCATCAAAGCGACTATCAAATGTGTTTTCATCAACAGTGTCTTCTAGAAGGTTTAACTCAACACCATTCTTAAAAAGACGGCTACGGTTGACGATAACCGGAGCAACAACATTTGCTCCTTTACCTAAAAGAAAGTGACGACCATCAGATCCGGTCTTTGATGTATAAGAGGCGTTAAAACCATCCGCTCCATCGCCGTTAGCCGAACCTACAAGTTGTTCTTCTTTTAGACCCTCACCCATAAGAAGGGCAAGACGAATACCAACCGGTACGCTAACACCACGCTGAAGAGTTCTAGTTTCGGAGTAAACGCCCGGAACTGCACTTGTTGCACCTGGGATGTTTGCGCTCATAATGATCCTCTTTTAGTTCTTTTCATTTTCGCACCTAGAATGATGTTATCCTTTGCCTTTAGCGGTCTTAAATTCTCTAGTTTCCAAGCCTCTAAAAATCCAGGATCATCTTGACAACTATATGTATGATTAGCCATAGGGATTTTATGATCTAGTTGCCAGGTCCAAGTTAAAGAGTCTTCATCGTTCCAGGTTTTAGGATTGTATACGCCCCAGTTGTCCCAGTTCATCCATGGTTCAAATTGAAACTCTAAATGCTTTCTAAGCTCTTCAATTGAATATGGTAGAAATTTCAGCACAGATGAGGTTTTGCAAGAGTTTGCTTTGTTGAGTTGGTGGATAATCGCACAAGACACTCTCTTTTTCAGCTTAACTTTAATTTGTGATTCGTACTTTCTTCTGTACACCCTCTGCTGGTCAGAGTTTTCCAATTTCCACCTTCTGATATATTCAGGGTCTCTGCTCAACAATTTTTCGTTATTTATCCTAGCCTTGTTAGGATGTCTCCTTTGGTAATCCCTGCTTTGATTTCTTTCACAGCTTTTACAAACTCGCTTGAAGTACAGAGTGGTTTTATCTCTCCCTAAAACCTGTCGAAAGAATTCTGTTGTCAGTTGATATGTTTTGCCACATTTTTGACAAGACCTATTAGCTGCCATTTAGAATCCTCTCAAAGCTGTTCGTTGCTCTCTAAGATGTTGAAGTATTACCTTCTCTAGCTTTGCATAGATATGCGCGGATATTACCTTTCAAGCTATAGATTGTACTTTTTCATATTTTCGTGGTAAACAAATGGTGCAGTCTCTATACATCCAAGAAGCAATCTTGGATGTGATTTTTGATCCGCCCCAAACCAGACGTGCAGTATGGTTCCTTACTATTCTAACATTTGATTCAAATTCAATGTCACGTAACAAAACACTACGGACACTTTTTAGAAAATCAAACGTGCCAACAATATCAATAGTTGGTTTTGTACCAGAAAAGAAAATAGATCCATCACCATCAAAATATCCACGAATATAGTGATGAACAAGGTTATGATTACACAACCAGTCTGGCATTGTTAGATTGTAAGACTTCTTTTCAACAATACCAAACCTATGAAGATCTTGATACATTATCTCACTTCTTAAAGATAAGTTATAGTTAATTTTTACTGTGTTTTCTTTACGATTTAGATATTTCCTTTCAGTAAGTTTTCGCTGATCCGCACCAATATGCTTCTTAAACAACTCTAAATGTTCTTTATCATTCTGTGAAATCCTGACGATATACGAATCAGAATAGCTTTGTGTTCCATTTTTACGTTTCCCAGACTTCATGTTAACATGTTGTAAGCAGCCATCAGCGGCTAGAAATCCAGCCCAATAAAAAGAACTTTCCGTATCTTTGCTGAAATATGATTCGTCAAACGATATGTATTTCACAAAGCCTCAATTTGATCTAGTAGGGTAAGGGTCTCATTATAGCTTAGATTTGGTGATACTAGATTTGGATTACCCACAACTCCAAAATCCACACACAGGTTAATCTTTTCTACAATTCCACTAATTGGTACGAGTCGTCTCCATTCGGTACGAACCTCCATACTAATAGTGGCTTTGTATAATTTATCCTGCTGTCTATCATCCCCTTCAGAAACACCACCAAGGCTTGGTTGTCCGGACTTTATCAACACACCAGCTTTTCTCATGCTCTCAAATCTGATATCAGCAAACAAAAGCATTACAATACTTGCTAGATTATCCCTAGAGACAATATCTCTAGTCATAATATCTATGGTGATTGTTCCTTCCCAAGCACCAGCTAGGTCGATGTATCTGGGTATAAAGAACTCTTTTTGATTTCCGTATCCATCAATCACTAGCTGCTTTTCGTATTCAATAACGTCTTTATTTCGGTTCATTGAAATTGGGACGTATCTTGCCCCAGTCATTCTTACCAAAAGAGCTGGGTAAAAGATGGCATTGAACCTGAACGCTTCGCCAATGAACAAGCGGGTCGTGAGGTCATCGTTGTACCCCGCATCCAAGGGCATATCCGTATGGTCCGGTACCTTCGGAAAGCCATATTCATCGGAAGTGTATTTGTAGTACGTATCTTTCGAGAACTCCTCTCTTAAGATACCTACAACTAACTCCTTAGGATATGACATCAACGTGTTTTGCACCACATTGTGAATCTGATAAAGATCAGATCTTTCAATATTCCCTGTACCTGGCGTAGTCATACCAAAATACTGAATTATTGACGTATAACGTTCTCCTTAGCTGAAAGCGGCCTAAGATTATCAAGTGCCCAGCAAGCTTTGAACTCAGGATGCTCCATTGAATCATAATCAAATTCGTGATGACGTTTAATATGATCGATATGCCAAGTCCATGTACTCGAATCGTGATCGTCCCATGACTCGGCATTGTATGGTCCCCAATTTTCCCAATTCATCCATGGTTCCCATAGATTTTCTATATGTTTCTTAAGATCATCTATGGAGTATCCCAAATGTTTTACCAGAGAACCATTTTTGGTTTGACCAAACCGTTTCAAATGATAGATAATCGATGTTCGAATCGTATTCCGTAGACGTTTTTGAGGTGTCTTGGTTGAATGGTACGCTATCCTGGTTCTAGCTTTAACTTCTGGGAGGTTTTTGTATTCACGAGCTTTCTTTCGAGAATCTTCAAGATTTGCGTGATACCGCCTCTTTTTGTTAGAGGCTATCTTTGCTTTTACGTTTGGTTTTGATCTGTATCGCTGGTTCAGCTCAGAATGTTTTTTACGCTGACGTTCTGTTTTAGCATATTCACGATTACGCTCTTTTACATCATCTCTGGAATTGTATTCCCGCGCTTTTTGACGCAATTTATCGATATTCTTCTTACAATACCTGCGTTTACCCTCAAGAACCTTTTCATGATTAGCTTCCCTATAATTAGCTCCACGCCTACTCACGCACTCCTTACAATCTTTTCGAAATATCAACGGATCTTTGCTCCGAACATAAAAATGATCCTGGTCAAGGGGAAGTTCTTTGCCGCATTTTGAACATTTAGTTGTGGGGATTTCCATGATTGAATGTTCGAATATGCATGGAGGTAGTTTACAGCATGGTTGAAATTTTCGAAAGAAAAACTCGGACACGAAAAAGTTCTTGACGAAGCTTCATGTCCGAGATATAGTTCTCGTTACCGAAGGGGAAACACTCATGACCAAATCAATTTTTGCAATCTTGGCTCTCGTTCTGACCGCTGGCTGTTCGGAAACCAATGTCTACGAATCAGACAATACTGGAGACGCTGGATCTTCTAGCGGTGGTAGCGGTGGTAGCGGTGGTAGTGATACTGGAACTTCCAATACCGGAAATTCTAGTACGGGTGGTTCTGGTTCAACCGGAACCGGAGCGGGAACAGGTACGGATGGAGGTACTGGAGGCGGAACCTCTGTCGATGATCTTGTTCCCGAAACTTGCCTGGAAGCCGGAAAGAGAATTTCCGGTTTGGATAATCATCCAGCTTGTGGAACAGTGATTGACAAGAATGGCAATCCACTTTCATGTTCAACTGAATGCTCTTCTGGTGAATGTGGTGGAGCATTCTGGGATCCTACTTTGGCAGGAACACCAGTTGCTGATGCTCTTGCCGCAAAGCTTGGAGGTCGGCTAATGAATCGTTTCGCAACCGGCTCAACTGGTGCATATCCGAATGTTTGCGGTGAAGGATGCGTTGACCTTATGTCAGTGTACGAAACAGGGATCTGTCCCGATGGGAAGACTCCTATTATGTGTAGCTGGACTACAACCACCACACCAGCCAAGGGTGTTAATTGTACCCCTCGTAGTGATACTACTAACGTTTGGTGTTGCGATTCTGAAAGTTATGCAGCTGTCAGCTATAGCGAAGTAGTTGAGTAACCAACGCAGTTGAGTAACTGTCAAAAAGAAAAGGCCGGTTTCCCGGCCTTTTCTTTTAGTACGCAAATGTAACTTCAATATCTTTCAGTTCAAGTATTGTATCGAGGGCCAATCCTGATCCATTAGGATTAAACCTTACAAGCAAGTAAGCGTCATCAATAATAACTGGAGTTGAAAACGTCATCGATACTGGATAATCAGTAACTTCATTTGGAGTTGAAATCAATCCAGTTGACTGTATTAGCGTATTTCCTTTAACCAAATACGCTGATGTTTGAAGTTTTCCTGCAACAGATCCGCTTGGACACCACCAATAAGCAGTATAGCTGAAAGAGAAAATCCTGGCTTTATATGGAAGAATTGCGGCTAATGGAACCCTCCATGCAAAACCAACATTAAAACCTGTAGCAACCATATTGATAAGGATATGATTGTACTCAGATGTTACGGATGATACTCCGTATGAAGATAAATCACCAATATTGGTTACAGCATAGTTGGTTTCCAATGTTGAATATCTTCCCATCATTCCAACAGCAGGATCAAGAGGCATTGTTACAATATCATTGATGTTTCTATCAACTAAATGATTTGGATTATGTCGAAGAACGTATGATGTTCCACCCACCCATGGTGCAGATATTGAAGAACTCAGGATGTTATCGGTAATGTTTACCAAAGAAGCATCTGTACATGCAGTTGTATCAATGAATGCATCGATACCAAGTCCGCCCTTTGAAAGGTAATTGTGGCAAATATGTCCTCGACCATATCCTGTTTTGATGCCAATACTACCACTACCAACGGTGATGTTATTGCGATGAATCTCGAACAAACCGCCATTTGTTAGCAATAGATTTACCGTAGCATCAACACCAATTACTCCCAATGGGGTAGCTTTTAGAGTCGGCATGTTAATAGTGTTGTCTTCGATAAAGGCTGTTCCGCCATAATCACTCAAGAATACCGTCATCTGATTACACTCATTTCTTGCAATATGAGTTAAAGCAGTTGACACTATTGTATTTGAGTACTTACCAGTAGCTGCAGCAGGGAAAATGGCCGTACAATTATTGTCGATAATCCTAATCCCTTTACCCCACTCTTCTTGAGATCCGCCAACATTTGCATTAGTTCTTCTTGCAGAGACTCCGATCATGAATCTAGATCCATAGTAATCAGACTCGGTGTCGTTGTTACGGCAGATTTCGACATTTTCTGTCTTGAAAGTATCCGATTGACCAGTTATCAAGATTGATTGATATCCCTTGATAATGTTGTCGTTTATCCTAATGTTTCTTAAAAGAGTGACAGATCGAGAGCTTGCCGAAACACCTGATTGGTAAAAACCAATTGCACAGTTGTACGAATTTGAAGATTCGTTGAAGGTATTTCCTTCGATGTAAATCCCTTCAGTTGTACTCAACGCCGATACCGGATTGATTGTACCATATGCAGCGATGTATGGGTATCTTTCACCAGATACTCCCTGACTAAATTCGCAACGCTCTATTCGGCAGTTATCGGATCCGCTTACAATCCTAATACAGCTTTGTACATCAGCAAGATGGCAAAGGTCATTAGAATCGTATGATGTCAGAACATTGTTGTAAACAATCTTCAGGTTTCTGAATTCAACACCACTTTTTACCAAGAAACCAGTTGGGCATGTTACTGTAATAACGCCGCCATCATCTTCAAAAATGATGTTCGCCGGTATATTCAGTAGGTTTACAGTTGAACTAATCTCGATATTGCCTTTGACTTTAACATACAGTTTTTCAGCTGATGTCTTTCTAGCCCAGAGGATAAGTTGATCAAAAGATGTGAAACTTGAAATACCAGGATCGTTTGATATGCTAAGAGTAATGTTCGCGCTTTCGTTGAGCGAGAACTTTCTAGCATCGTTGACTGCATACGCCCAAGGCCTTCCAGCATCAACTGTAACATTTACCATGTACAAAAGTAGATATTCTTTGTGAAGATCTACTAAGTCTTGGAATGTGTATGATTCAACAAACTCACCAGTAAGAGTTTGGTAGAATTGCGAGCCTGTATTTTCGGGAATGATACGCAACGTTCCGTCTTTGGTTGCGCAAACGAATACGTTGTATGTAGAAGTATCTCCTCGCATCTCGGGGATAACTACATCCATTGCGCTCATTGCCACGAAGGAGCCATCAATTAGACCTAGACCACCAGAGAGTTGAAGTACAGCCTCATTAACACCAGTACCTATGTACTCAAATCCCCGAATTACGCCGTTTGTATGCAGGTATCGCTCACCAGATTCGATGAATCGAATTGCAGAATCCGTGAAGTTTTCCTCTGATGTAGTACCAAATTCACGAAGATCTGTAATCGAACCAACAACAATCTCGTTATGTGATACACCAGCAATTCTCATAACCTCGTCATCCTCCGCAAGCGTTGGGAAGATTTCGATATCAATGTATTGAGGTGTGTTACTTGCAATTACAGTACCTGGCGATGTTCCAAGTTCACGGAACTCAATATCAATGAAATTGACGTAACTTTCATCATAGAATCGAACAGGTACATTCTTATTACCCGCTGTAATTGGGCCGTTCCTAATGATTCCTGGATTTGTATCCCACCCAGTTCCGATATCTGGTGGAGATCCGATGTAACCATCAAATTCACCAGTGGTATCATTGTAGCTAGTGATTACGAAGCGAATCCAGAATCTGAAATCGTCATCCATTCTGTATCCCCTAAGTTTTGGAGATACATTTCTGATTTGCCAGTTATCACGGTCCGTATTGATTTTAGCAGTGTCTGCGGACTGCTTTTCCATACGGGCACGCTCCACTGCATGTGTCTGACCGTATTGTTCAACAAAGATTTCGTGGTATCTGTGGAAGAATCCTTGTTCAGCCAAGTTATGAGCATTGAATCCAACAGAGTCTTCTGTGAAGTAGATGAGGACATCTGTATCTTCACCAAGGGTTCCTCCCATCGGATCACCGCCGGAATGAACGCTATTGATTACCAAAACATCTGTAGTATCAGCTACTTCATTGTAAAGAACATCACCTACAATAAATCGTCCATAACCAACGATGCTTGTATCAGATGGATCAACTGGTTGTACAACAATGGTTTTGCCTGGTGCCATTTCTTCAGCAAACAAAGCCTTGTTAATACGATACGTTGTCGTAACCGTATTGTTTGGTACATCAGAGAAGTTTGAGATGATTGTTGCGTGCCAGTATCCATCACCATCGGTGTAATTCTTTGTTCTTAAGAAGTCTCGTCTTGCACCGTTGGTCAAATAGTCACGACCCTTAATCGGGGTGTGAATAATTGTTGGCATATTAACAGCTTCAAGAGCTGCTGTATAACCAGTTGTAACTGGAGATGCTACTACAGCTTTATTTGCTCCAAAACCAAGAGCATCATACCCGTCAGTTGCATCACCAACAACATTCTTGGTATAGATTCCTTCCTCTACAATCGTAGAAGCAGTCTGACCTGCAATAATGGTAAATGCAGCATTTCTCCAATAATCTGCTAGCATAATACCAAATTCACCTTCATGCTGGAAGGCAATGAATCTGTAGTTATTACCAGCTGACCTAAATGCTCTGTTAGTTGCTTCTACAATAGTTTCTAGAGAATATGCACCTGGCGTTGTTCCCTGGTTTCCAGTAACATCGATTGGATACAGATCTGTATAGATATCTGGTTTACCAGTAGGGTAAAGCCTAAGCCAAAGTTTATAGTGCTTTTCATTCAAAGCGCCCGGATCAAAACCAATACCAACAGCAGTTGCTCCTCTT